ATGAATAGTGACGAGTTAGACTCTACAAACATATACGGGCCCGTTCCTGATAGGAATAAATTAACAAAATGAGAATCATACAAATTTTAGAATCTGCAAGCGTAGGCGGAATGAGCACAAGCTCTGAAGCAACTGCACCTAGCAAGGCTGGCAAGATGATTAGACGACAAAAGCCTACAGACAATGCTCTTGATAGCGGAAAGCTGTTCCAAGAAACTAACACTGCGGAAGGCGTTAGAGATTTGGGATATGATGCACAATCTCTCATAATGAAACTTCGTAGAGATGTAGAAGAAAAAAGATTACAGCCAACTAGACAAGCAGTGCTGTCGGCAGCAAGAGAACTAGCCGGTGACATGGATTTTGCTCCTGAACTATTAGTTCGTCAAGTGTTAGGGCAAGGTGTAGCGGAGGGCGAATTAGACGAAGCATGTTGGAAAGACTATAAGCAAATTGGCATGAAGAAAAAGGGCGGAAAACAAGTTCCTAACTGTGTGCCAAAAGAAAGTGCAGTAGCAGAAGTTGCACCGCCAGGATGGGAAAAGACTGTTAAGGCTATGAAGAAGCATGATGATATTGATAATCCATATGCACTAGCATGGTCCATGAAAAACAAGGGTTATAAGAGCCACAAAAAAGAAAGTATCAAAGAGGGCGGAGTTAAAGAGATCCTAATGGATCTACGCACAATGAGTGACGAAGAATTCCAATCAACTTACAAAATGTCTAAGATGCAGGCTCGCAGTAAATTAAAAGAAAAGCCAGTTGAAGAAAATAAGAAAGGTGTACGTGCTGTGAAACACACAGTTAAACCTCGAAACTTTGTGGCCAAGAATGCTGTGCAAAGCGGTGCTGGTGCTCACAAAGATAAAAAGAAAGCCCAAAAGCAAGGCGACACTAAGCATAAAAACAAAGAGCCTGCTTACGAATCTCGTCTATGGGCAGCACTGGATCGTAGAATTATCAAGTAATGAAAATCATAGACTTATTAGAGAATGTAAATTCAAAACCTGATTTTATGAAAATACTTCAGGAGTTCCTTCCCTTTGCAGTCAACGAACTTAAATTAAAAACTGTTCCAAAGATCAAAATGCATTTACGCATTGGCAGTGTAGACGATCAGCCTAGTTTTGGAAGTTTCAATAGCGAAACTAAAATAATCAATATTGCAATCGAAGATAGGCATCCATTAGACATTCTAAGAACACTGGCACACGAAATGGTGCATTACAAACAAAACGAAGAAACTGGTCTACAGCCTGGTGCAGGTGCTACAGGTAGTCCTGAGGAAAATCAAGCACACGAGTTAGCCGGTATTGTGATGCGTAAGTTTAACAAAGCAAATCCAGAATTTTTTAATACCGACGCTGTTAATCTAGAAGAATAACATGAGTTTCTTAGTTGCTAACTTGCCGCCGGTACATTGTTTCGTACGTCGAGAATTTTTATATGATTTTAAATCTGGACACGGCGAATACGAACCTTGTATATGGGTATCAATAAAGAGCTTACGTAGTCAAGCATTTCGTATTGAAAGTTATTTGCCCAGATACGGTGCTCTGTATGATAAACTACCCCTACACGCCTACGTGAGCAGAAACACTGACCTAGAGCCAGATAAGTTTTTACCACTTGACACACTACAGATCTGGGACTGTTTCAGTTATGACATTGCTGTGATACAAAAGGCATTTCTACGCAATCTATCCTGCGAGTTTTATGCCAAAGATCGTCAACTACACAAGGGCGACTATATGTTTACAGTGGACAATGCTAGTCCAGATCTTAACACAATAGATACCGGCTACAGTGAATGGCCGGAGGATCACAAGAGCTTTAACTTTATACAGTTAGCCAACGGACAATATGCAGCACAGCCCAATAACCGTTGTAGATTTTTTGATGCCGCCAGTAACCCCAAAGAAATGCTTTTTCCAGATTTCAAAGTTGCTACTAAAAAATGGGTTGTGGAAACAAACCCCAAATGGCGATTGGGCGACTCTGATACAGTAACTTACGAATAAAAGTTTGACACTGTATTCGCATTAGTATATACTTAATGTTCACAGGAGATTAATTTATGTCAAAAGCATTCGGTGCCCCAGAGCAAGCAAAGATTAAGCAGATTGTCGCAGAAGGTATGACAGTTATGCAGGAAATTCAAGACCTAACAGAAGGTTTGAATGAAACAATCAAAGCTGTTGCAGAGGAACTTGAAGTCAAGCCAAGCGTTATCAAGAAGGCTATCAAGATTGCACAAAAAGATACATGGGATCAAGTATTCCGTGAGTTTGATGATTTGGAAACTATTGTTGATATTAGCGGCCACAGCTTCCGTAAGGAAGACTAATGGAGTTTATCCAAAGAATATATAATTGGGCAATGACTGATTATCGAGAATGGCCGACACGGTTTTCATTAGAAATTGCTGCCTGGTTAATGAGTCTTGGTTGCTCGCTGACATTGGCAGCAGGAGCAACTGATCCCTTATTTTTCTATCTGTATCCTATATTCATTTTACAATGTGCAATATTTGGATGGGCTGCTTGGACTCGCAAGAGTACTGGCATGGTAGCAAATTATCTATTGTTAGTCACTATAGATATTATCGGTTACGTTAGACTATTAAATATATAAGAGAAAGGTTTGATCAGCCATAAATGATCCGGTTGGTATTTGTAGGCCACAAACTACAAAGGAGAAAAAATGAGCTACGTCGATTCAATGTGGGATCGCGACAAGGACGTTATTCGCGTCGTTGAGCGTGATCCAAAGAAAGGCAGAATCTTTCAAGATTATCCTGCCAAATATGTATTATACTACCCAGACGCTAAAGGAAAATACCGTTCAATTTACGGTGATCCACTAAGTAAAGTTTCTGTCAAAAATTACAAAGAGTTCCAAAAAGAAACACGAATTCACTCAGGAAAAAAACTCTTTGAAAATGATATTAATCCTGTATTCCGATGCCTAGAAGAAAACTATTTAGGCAAAGATGCTCCTAAGCTCAATGTAGCATTTTGGGATATTGAGGTAGACTTTGATCCAGAACGCGGTTACAGCACTCCTGAAGATGCGTTTATGCCAATTACTGCAATTTCTGTCCACTTGCAATGGTTAGATACATTAGTATGTCTTGCAGTTCCGCCCAAGACGCTGACAATGGAGCAGGCAAAGGAGCAAGTAAAAGACTTTCCTAACACCATGCTGTTTGAAACAGAATATGAAATGTTAGAAACATTCCTAGGCCTGATTCAAGATGCGGATATTTTGAGCGGATGGAATAGTGAAGGATATGATATGCCTTACACTGTTAACCGCATCATTAAAGTTCTTAGTAAAGAAGATACTCGTAGGTTGTGTCTATGGGATCAGTTCCCTAAGAAAAGAGAGTACGAGAAGTATGGAAAAAAAGCTATTACTTATGACTTGGTTGGTCGCGTTCATCTGGACAGTCTCGAGTTGTACCGCAAGTACACCTATGAAGAGCGACACACCTATAGATTGGATGCCATCGGAGAGATGGAAGTAGGTGAGAGTAAGACGCAATACGAAGGTACCTTGGATCAATTGTATAACAATGACTTTCGCAAGTTCATCGAATACAATAGACAAGATACAGCATTGTTGAATAAGCTAGACAATAAATTAAAGTTCATTGACTTAGCTAACACACTAGCACACGAGTGTACTGTACTATTACAGACCACAATGGGTGCGGTAGCTGTTACTGAACAGGCAATTGTAAACGAAGCTCATCACCGCGGATTGATTGTTCCGGGTCGTCCTAAACGTGATGAAGATTTAGAAACACAAGCCGCAGGGGCGTATGTTGCATATCCTAAAAAAGGATTGCATGACTGGATCGGATCAATGGACATTAACTCATTGTATCCGTCTGCTATTCGTGCGTTGAACATGGGTCCAGAAACTATTGTTGGACAGTTACGCCAATCTTATACTAAGACCGAAATCGAAGGTAAGATGAATAAAGGTTCTAGCTTTGCAGCTTCATGGGAAGGTAAGTTTGGCAGTAATGAATACGAACTTGTTATGTCAAAGGATCGTGCAACTGATATCACTGTCGACTGGGAAGATGGCAGAGTTGATATACTGAGCGGTGCTCAAATCTATGAACTGATTTTTGAAAGCAATCAGCCTTGGGTAATCTCAGCAAACGGTACTATCTTTACCTATGAGAAAGAAGGGATCATTCCCGGATTGTTAAAACGTTGGTATGCCGAACGTAAAGAAATGCAGGCAAAATTAAAAGAATGTATTGCATCGGGGAATAAAGTTGAAGAAGAATATTGGGATAAAAGACAGCTGGTTAAAAAGATTAACCTCAATAGCCTATACGGTGCTATTCTTAACGCTGGTTGTAGGTTCTTTGATAATCGTATTGGGCA